ACCCGAGGATCTACCACACCCAGTTTCCTCTGCTCGGGCTTACTACCGGCGGGAAGCTTCAGCGTGGGTTCATGCAGTGGGAGAAGCCCATTGTCGGATACTCCCAAAAGGCAAAGGTTAAGTTCCTGTTCAACCCATCCACTATGTCGGCCGCGTACACAATGGCCACCGGTGGAACACAAACCGCGACACTGATGTACCGTAGCGCCCACGATAAGGCGGACCCGCGTTTCCCGATGGCCCAGAGCATCTCCTTCGCGCTGCTGTACGATCGCACGTATGAGCTGTGGGGGGCCTACAACGCAGACGGGACGCCCGCCAATTCTGCTGGCAGTACCGCTGAGATAAACAACCCGCACGCCAACGGCGTCAACGTTGATATTCTGGCGATGAAGCAGTTCACCGGCATGCTGGCCAATCTTCCGGCGGGGGTAGGAAACAGCAAGAACTTTGCCGAGCACCAGCAGGGTGCAATGCTGTTCGTGCCGGTCTGGGTGTACCTCGGGCTTGCCGATGGACTGGACTACTTCGGGTTTATCACAGACTGGGAAGTTCAGATCACGCACTGGACGCAGTACATGGTGCCCATGAGGTGCGTTATCAACGTGGACATGACGCTGCTGCCGTCGCCTCCCGCAGGCTCGACGGGCAAGGACTTCGTAACAACTCCCTGGACTAGTACTAAGCCAGGAAGTGGCGGCACCCCTCCGGGCATCAGGATAGTCAGTGGCACGTCAACAGGAAGGGCGGGAAGATGATTCAGGCAGACGGACGGTACGCTGACTCCCCGCTTGTTAATGTGACGGGGCCGGATGGGAACACACGCCAGGTAATTGTGCCCGGTCCTCAGGAGCCGTACCAGTTTACATACCAGGCATACCAGGTGACCGGGTCCGACCGAATGGACACAATGTCCGTTGGTTTTTACGGTGATCCGTCTAAATGGTCTGCTATAGCCGACGCTAACCCGGAGATCATGGACTGGAGTAACATCACGCCCGGAACGCTTATCAGGGTGCCGTCGCAGTAATGGCCGCCATTCCGGTCGGACCCGTAGTATACTCGTGCAAGATTAACGGCGTGCTGAAAAAAGACCTGCCGATGGACTTCGAGCTGCACCAGTACTGGAGCAGGCACGACCTGTTTATCATCCGCATGGGGGCTACTCCCAACCATCCGTACAAGCATCTGCTTACAGCGTACCCAGACAACTCCCCGGTCGAGATTCAATGGGGAAGACTGCCGGATAAGGTGGTCACCTGGTACGGGTACATCAACCACCACGAGCAGTCCTCCGAAGCTGACGGAGACCTCCCGGCGATGCAGATCAAGTATTTTTGCATAGGCACCTCCAAGACAATGAACACCGACAAAACCCGCGTGTGGTCCAACACAACGCCGTCAGGCATAGCCCAGAAGATCGCCCGGGAGCAGAAACTTCGCTGCGTGGTGACCACCATCAACTGGGATCTCCCGTACGAGGTGCAGGCTGGCGAAAGCGACTTCGTGTTTATGAGTCGCATGGCTACCAAGGTGGGTTTCAAGTTCTGGGTCAGCGGGGGCACGATGTACTTCATCGACCCGGCTGTTGTCCTGAGTGGAGCCAGTAACTCATTCCTGCCCGAGTATCACATCAGCAAGGTGCCTAGCCAAAGAGATACCGCACAGCATTTCCGCAAGCTTCAGGGCGACAACATCCCGGGCGGGGAGATAGTCAACAGGCAGATTTACGGAATGGACTACAGCACGGGCCAGGTGTTCAAGGCTCAGGCGGATTCTGCCAGCGTTTCCCCGGTAGACTTCAACGAAACGCACCGGCACGTAACCTCCTACGCCGAGGCCAAGCGCCTGATGAACGCCAAGCAGTCGCTCAGCCAGTACTGGATCTACGCCACCTGCCAGGTGTTCGGGTGGCCGCTGCTGTACCCGGGCAAGGCGCTGAAGCTGGGTGGATACCACATGGCCGACGACACCAAAGGCAACTGGATAGTTACCGGGGCGAAGCACAGAATGGCGCTGTCCTGGATGACCCCGGTGCTCGACGTCTATGTGACTGAAGTAGAGTTGATGCGTAACGTCACCGGGTACACGCCGAACATCAAGGGTATCCAGAAGGTGACGCCGGAAATCGTTGCTTGCACGCTAAGCAACGGCGTCTGGCAGTCTACGAACATGAACGTGGTGCTGGAGGGCAGCGTATGACGCGCGGCAGGGTTAGTGGCTCCACCGGCTCGCCCAAGGCAAAGGAATGGTTCGGTGTCTACCTGGGCCGTATCGTTCAGACACGCCTTTCAGACGTATGCGTAAAGGTGCAGGTGCCCCAGCTCCTCGGAATGCAGTCGAGTAACTGGGCTCGGCCTATGGGATTCAACGTGGTCGGCCAGCTCGGCGGGTCTAACCTGTACTCGTCCGACGTTAACTCGGTCCAAGCGGTCGGCCAGCACAGCGTGACCGGAACAGGCGTGACGGATGGCATAGACGTTGACAACCTGCCCGCGAGTTTTTTCGGGGCGTTTGTCACACCGTCTATCGACGCGCATGCAACAAGGCCCGGACGCGCCCTGGGCTTTGCATCTAAGGATGGCCCCGGACCTGGTCCCCCTCCGGGAACCATTGTCCTTGTGCAGTTTATCGGCGGAGATGTAAACGTACCGTGCTACGCATTGACAACCCAGAAGGTTGACCCGGGCCAGTGATAGACTGGCAGTACGCATGAGCACCGAGATTGTAGTCCCTTTCGCCCTGGACAAATACGGGAATGTGGCCACCACATCTGACCCGGCTGCCCAGGCTATGCAGCATGTCACGGTGCTGGTTGACACCGAGCCCGGTGAGCGAGTGATGCAGCCTAACTACGGCGTGCCACTGAAGGAATACATTTTCGAGCCTGATCCTACTACTGTGACCAAGCAGATATCGCAGGATGTTAAGACCCAGATGGCTATCTGGGAGCCGACGATTGTCGTGCTTAACGTGACCCCGCACTCGTCAGATAGTTTTGGCGTGGCTAACGTAGAGGTTGACTTTGAGTTGAATCCGAACAGCAGCCCGGATGTATTCACGGCCACTGTCGAGGTTGGCGGCACTGTGATCGAGGCGACTAGCCAGTGAGCGTAAATCCGATACCCGTTCAGTATCCGGTCCTGGCTATCCCTACGGCCATCGACTACTCCTCGAAGGACTGGGCGTCGTTTGTTCAGTCGATGCTGGCGTACGCAGCCACGGCTTTTCCGCAGTGGAACACCACCTCCGAGGGCGACTTCGGCGTGATGATGGTAGAGATGTTCGCCTATATGGGGGACATTCTCTCTTACTACGGGGATCGTATCAGCCAGGAAGCGTACCTGCCGACTGCCACCCAGCGCCAGAGCCTGCTGAATATCGCCCAGACGCTTGGGTACACCCCGTCGAATGGCTCGCCCTCCTCGGGCACGGTAGTGTTCACCACGCCTGTCGCAGGACCGCCTGTCACCGTCCCTCAGGGCACCCAGGTAGCTTCTAGCTTCGCGGCCGGTACAACTGGTGCCCCCGCCATCTTCGAGACCCAGGAGAGCGTTGTGGTGGGCGGCAACGGTGGCAATTCCGCACCAGTGGTGGTGCTTCAGGGCGTCACGGAGTCGCTGATATCGATCGGGGTCTCGGATGGCACTCCCGGGCAGGTGTACGCACTGCCCCAGCTTGGCGTGATCGACGGCACTGTCCAGATTTTCGTAGCAGATGTGAATGCCACCACGGTGCAGTGGACTCAGGTGGATTACCTGATTGACTCGGGTGCTAGCGACACGGTATTTCAGACGATTACCGATCAGTCCGGGGCCACGAATATCGTTTTTGGTGACGGTGTCAATGGACTTATCCCAGCACTTAACATGGGCATCTCTGCTACCTACCGGATTGGCATCGGGTCGCAGGGCAACCTTCCGGCCGGGTCGGTGGCTAGTATCGTGGACGCCGTTGACGGCGTGTCCATAGCGCTGCTTGATGACAACGTTACCCCCAACTCCAGCGCCATGCTTGGCGGCTCGGACCCTGAGACCAACGACCAGATTCGTGCTAACGCCCCGGCCGCATATCGTTCACAGTACCGGGCAGTTAGCACCGAGGACTTTTCTGATCTGGCCATGAATGTGCCGGGCGTGCTTATGTCCACGGCGGTGGCTAACAACAACTCCAGTGTCAGCCTGTACGTTCTCGGGCCGAACTACGGACAGCCCGGCCCTGAGCTTATTGACAGCATCCTGACCTACTTCGAGGGAAAGACAGTTGCCGGGGTGACGGTAAGCGTGGTCAACCCGTCTATCATCCCCATCGATGTAGGATCAGCCGGAAATCCTGTGCAGCTTGTCGTGCAGAACTCCTTCTCCGTCGCTGTAGTCCAGGCCAACGTGGTGGCCGCGCTTCAGGCATTCCTGTCTCCGCCCAATGTTCAGTTTGGCCAGCTTATCAACGTATCTGATCTGTACAACGTCATTATTCCTGTGGCGGGCGTGCAGTACGCCATCATCCCGGTGTTCACGCGCGAGGATGTAGTGCAGGCGGGACCACAGTCCATTCAGCTAAGGCCGACAGAGATAGCAAGCGTCGGGAATTTCTTCTTCTCGGTATCCGGGGGGCTGTCATGAGCTTTCTCGGGTTCGAGAGTGGTATCGGCGGGCTGGCTGTCACCACGGCTATGTACCTGACTGGCAGGAAGAGGCAGAAGGCCGAGCTTAACCCCAACCTGAGCCGAAAGCAGTTCGGCAACGAAAGCCCCGCACAGCGGCAGACGCGCGTGGCAAAACGTGAAGGGACGACGATGGTATGACGGCGGCCACGTATCCGAATGGCATTTTCTCCTGGGGACCAGACCGCCAGGATGATATCGACGTTGACTTCGCCATTAACCTGAATGAGCTGGCGGCCGAGGTTGCCTCTGTTGAGACTATTATTGGACCTAATCCGCAAGTAGAGCCGAACCCTATTATGGGTTCCCCCGTAACCTATAACACAGTCAGCAACCGGCTCAGTGACCTGCTGGCGCACACCCAGTTCCCCGTCGTGTCCCTGGGCAACGACGAAATGTTCGTGCCTAATGGCCTGGGAGCCGGAACGTTCTTCGGGCAGTGGAACACCTACACCACCAACTACGATCCGTTCGGGCTCTACGATGGCAGCAGCGTCACCATTCCGGTCACCGGCTGGTACTTCGTCAGCATCGGCCAGGACTGGGACTGGTTCAGCACCGGGTATCACCGCTGTGCATTCTACTGCGGCAACCTGAGGTTCCGAGAGCACCGCTGGGACTGGGACTTCCCCGGCAACTACAACGGCGGCTTCTGGGGCGGCGAGATACTGTCAAGACCTGGGCACAACAACATCGACTGGCAAGGAGTGCTCACCGCTGGAACCAGGCTACGGGTACTATCGGAGAATGGTTGCGCAGATACTCCTCACCGCGCGTACAATATGGACTTCAAGCTGTCGTTCGGGCGAGTGGTTCCTGACGGCACTCAGGCGGGCTAGCTAATGGCTGTATATGGCATCAGCCTACTGGGCGAGGACACCTTCGGTCTCTCGCTTCCTCCCGCGTACCTTGTCGATCCGATGTCGGCAGCGTCGATTGACTACGGCAGCATCAGGGTGCAGTGGAGGCAGCCTTCGGGCATCATGTTCCGCTACCGCCTGCTGACCAACCGTTACGGCTACCCGGTTAACGAGAACGACGGCACTATCATCTACGATTCGGTCACCTACCCGGGCTCCTCTTATCTCGACCAGAATGTAATACCCGGCACCTACCATTACTACGCATTTTACGTGATGGTCGATGTGTCTGACAACATCTGGATTCGCTCCGGTCTTACAGCCTGCCTGGCCATCGAGAACTGGGACTCAGCAGGCACGATGCTTAGCCTGATCCCCGAGTGCATGAAGATCAACCCGGCGACAGGTGACGACCTGACCAGTGACTCGGCCGGAAACATCTACCTGCTCAGCTTTCTGAACGTTCTCGGCTGGGGCATGGACTACCTGAAGACTCAGTACAACTACCTAAACAACTACCTAAACGACCCATTGTTCATTCCGCTTAGTGACTTGTGGAACATGGCGTCGGAGATGGGCCTGTCTTTTAGTGCCAATATGCCTGCCTACACCGTGCGGAAAGCTGTGCTCAACTGGGCGCACGTCAGCCAGGAGCGGGGGACGCTGCTCGGGATCACCAACGAGATCACGCTGCGCACCGGATGGGGTGCCGATGTTCAGATAGGCCCGAACATAGTCCTGGAGGATGACCAGGCCCAGTTCCTCGGGTCTATCTTCCTGCCATACACGCCGGGAAAGGCGTACGACCTTGGCGAGTGCGTGTGGATGCCCCACTGGGGTGCGGCATTCCGTTTCGGCTGGCCTGGTGACGGATTCTGGTACGAGTGTGTCACCGGGGGAATTCAGGGCATCTCCCCGCCGAATGATGGAACCTCTAACGGCAACTGGCACTGCATTAAGAACCAGGATGACTTTCTTTTCAACCTGACCAACCCGGCGACTACCGCACCCAGCACCTGGGAGGTGCTGGACTCGACGGCTGCAAATGGCATACCAGCCCCGGCGGCAACTGGTCCCTCTATCACGCAGGCGCTGGGCATCCCCAATCCTACTGCCCCGGCCGCCAGCTACAACGCGTGGAACGGCCTGCGGATGTACAACAGGCAGTCCGGGGCCAGAACTATGTGGTGCCGTTCTGTAGCCCGGACGCACGTCAGCCTGGGAACCATTCCCGACCCGTCTTTCGAGAGCGGGTTTACTGTCCCGGCATCAGCACCAGTTACCAAGCACGCGCGTACCCCGGGGAACTGGCCACAGCTATTCAGCAGCGGACACGACAGCAACGGCAACGATAACACCTTCCTGGTATCGGCTTACTGGACCGGTACTACTTGCACTATCACGCGGTCGCAAGTGCACGCTCACACCGGCTCCTGGTCGATGCTGGTGGACCCGGTGGCAGCGGCCTTTACCGTGCAGTCACCGTGGATTGCCTGCCCGGCAACGACCGCCTGCACAGGCTCGCTGTACGCGTACTCCCCGACAGCAGGAACAACGGTCACGTCGTCTATCCAGTGGCTGGATCAGTACGGCAATGAAATCTCCGCGTCGGCCGGAACTCCGGTAGCCCTGACGGCCAGCACGCAGACCGTTGTGTCGTGTGCCGGAACAGCGCCAGCAGGCACTGCGTACGCGGCGCTGTCGCTGGCATCAGCCACTGCCGGTGCCGTGCTGTACATAGACGACACGAACATCGTGGCCGGGATCAACCTCAATGCACAGTGGCCGCCCGATCAGATCAATGCGGTATCCGATGGGATACCCGTGCCCTGGCTTCGCCCGAGCATGGTGTGGAATCCCGACACCAGGTACGCGACCAACGATCTGGTGTCGTTTGGCGGCCAGCCATTCATGGCGTTGCGTGCTTCGACGGGTGTCACCCCGCCGGTCAACAACGTGTCTAACAACGAGTGGACTCCTCTGAGCCAGGACCAGCGCATCAGGCTGTGCGTAAGTGGTTACCTTTCGCAGGATCTGAGCCAGGTTACCAACTTTACTGCTAAGGCGATTCCATTTGTCGAATGGTTTGACCAGCAGGGAAACTACCTGGCCCGTGTGTTTGCCCGCAACGCTAACACCGGGGGCGGGATAGTGGCTCGCGCCAACCTGATGGCCTTCGACTCGTTTACTACGCAGTCCCTGGTGTCCTCGGGCAACGCGGGGGGCAGCAGCGTGGTCTTTATCGCCCCTCCTGGGTGGAGCGCTTCATACTACAGCAACACAACGCTGTCCGGAACGCCTGTGTACACCGACATCGAGTCCAGCATCGACTACGCGTGGTCTGGTTCTCCTGCCCCCGGCGTGCCTGCCTCAGGGTGGTCAGCTAAATGGGTCGGATCTATTACCGCCCCGAGGAACGGCACCTATTCCTTTGCTGTCCAGAGCGTCGGGGCATCGCAGCTATTCGTCGGCGGAACGCAGGTCATTAACAACTGGTCTTCTCCGGTGACCTCTACTGTCACCGGGACCATCGTACTGACCGGCGGCTCGGTCTACACAATTGAGGTAGACCTGTCGGTCCCTTCCGATGCGTCGGATACCTATGGTCCCAACCTGATGAGCGGCGACGGAACGGTAACCTCGTCCACCAATAATCCCACGTCTCTCCCGAGCTTCTCGGTGACCCCCCTTGCGGACTACGAGTACTCCGCCGCCTACCACGCCGAGAGCGTTCCAGGGTACGGCGGGGGCTCGCCCAGAAATCCGGCTTCTCAGCTTACCTTTTATGACGCCAGCCAGGTGGCTATTGCCACGGCTACCGGGGTAGAAGCTATCGCCGGGACCGTTCCTTCCGGAGCGGTAACCGCTGTGGTCACGGTGAGCGGGGCATCGGGGCACACCAGTACAGGTGGTGAAAACGAGACGCACTACGCACCACTGTCCTGGAGCAGCTTCAGCTACGAGGAACTCGTTACCAATATCACCAGTGAGCTGGAGGTGACCTCGCCGTTCACGTATACCTGGCCGGGAACAGTAGGCAATAGTTTCTCGGTGTCGAGCCTGCTTAACGGACGGACTACCGATGACGAGCAGTCTGTGTGGACGGTGCCGACAGGTAGCTGGACAGTCGGCGGGTTCGATGACGGCAGCGCATGGCCAACCACCCCCGGCGTGCGGTCGGTTGCCCTGCTCAGCGGAGCGTCTGACACCAATCTCGGGGCTACCTATCGATCACCTTCCGGGACAGGACAGAGCCACGGTATAGTGTTCCGGTATGTTAATGACTCGAACTACTGGCGTGCCGGAATGATGACGCTGCGAAAGAAAGTGCTGGGCGTGTGGACTACAATGGCCACGTACCCCACTTCATTCGAGCCCGATGACAGGATTAGCATCTCTTTGCTAGGCAGTGCTATCACGGTGTACCGGAACGGTGTCCAGATCGCCAGTGTTACCGACGCGTTTAACCAGACTGCCACGCAGCACGGCGTTATCGCGGAGCCGCAGTGACCCCCGTTCAGCAGAACCTTTGCCCTAACCCCAGCTTCGAGGTCAGCACTGCTGGGTGGTCCGCGCTGTCTGGAACCATGTTGTCCCAGACGTCGATTAACGCGGTCTCCGGGCAGTTCGCCATGCAGGTGGTGACCGATGGCCTGGTCACCAGCGAGGGATTCTTCGGCCCGGACTCGGCTCCGTTCGCAGCTACGTCAGAGGCCAGCCTGAGCCTGAGCTTGTCCGGCAACACGGGCGTGGTGCGCGTGAGCGCGGTGTCTAATCCCGGTGGTATCATCCTGGCCAGCGAGGTTGTCAACCTCACCCCCGGATGGCAGCTCATAGGTTTCCCCGGGCTGGTTATCAACGAAGGCGACAGCATCTACGTGCTGGTAGAAACCGTCATTCCGCAGGACATCACCTTCCTGGTGGACGCGGTTATGTACGAGCCGGTAGCGTCTGTTGACCCCTACATCGACGGCGACAAGATTGGCTGCCAGTGGCTTGGCACGCCGGGCCTGTCCGCCTCCCAGCTTCTGTACTACAACGCCATCACCGCATCCGGGGGGATGTACCTAGAGGGATTTGCCCAGATCATCGACCCGGGCGAAGTATTCACCTTCGAGACGACTGGTAATATTGTCTCGGGCGGGGCGGTCACCGGGCTGTCTGTGCTGAACCCGGTGGCGGCACTCGATGACTTCGCTATCTGGCCAGCAACCGATGTCGATCCGGCTATGTCTTACGTAGGATGGAACAATGCTAATACCTTTTCCGGAGAGACGGGGTACAACCGTGTCTGGGGGATCTTTTACCCCCCGCTGGACTACCCGAATAGTAGTGGAGATAACACCTGGAACCGGGCAGCCTATATGGCTGTGGGCTTGGAGTTCGCTAACGTTCCTGCGGGGCAAAGCCAGAACATCACCTCGGTCCAGGTAGAGCAGATGCCCCTGGCAGGCCCGGGGAACTTCGACACCACGCCCGCGCCGTCTCCGTATGATTCTCCTCGCGCGCTGCACGTAATCGTCAAGCCAACCCGACTGAACTTCTGCACCAACCCCAGCTTCGAGGTCAGCACTGCTGGGTGGTCCGCGCTCAGCTCGTCCACTCTTACTCAGGACACGACAGTTTCCCTGCCCGAGGTCTTCGGTGCCTACGATGGCGTGCTGCTGTCTGCTGGCGGTGCGTCGGGCAAGGTGGTGAGCACGGCAGCACCCAACGGGATAGCTATCCAGGTGCCGCAGCTCATCGTCGGGAACACGTACATCGCAAGCTGCTGGGTCAAGGTTCCCGCCTCAGGCGTGGCCGACCTGGTGCTTACCTGTGGCGGGTCGGTCAGCACCACCCTGAGTGTCGGTACCGGAGACCTGGCACCGGGCTGGACACAGCAGTTCGTGATCTTCACCGCCAACTCCGACACCCCCACCCTCACCGTCAGCGCGCTTGCCGCAGCGGACGACTCGTTCCCCATGACCTACTGGGTGGACGCGGTGCTGATCGAGGAGGGTGATATCCTGTCTTCGTACTTCGACGGGAACTTTGCCAACCCGGACTGCCTATGGGAAACCGGGGGAACAGCGGGACTGTCGAGGAGCTACTACTACGAGAACTTCGCTGACGGGCAGGCTGCCGTTAACGACGTGCTTGACCGGCACACGCCGCTGGGCATCACGGTGGTGCAGCCACTGTATTCTGTTCCCTACTCTCAATAGGAGGATGTATGTACGAGATTATGCGCACGGATGAAGAGATCGATGACGTTCGGAACATCGCGGCGGACTGCGGGTTCTCGATATTGGGAACCACAATGCCGGGGATGACCTTCGAGGACGGTATCGAGGAGGCACTGTCCTGGGTTATGGGAGAGCAGGACGATCCCCCGCTGTCCGCTTTCTGAATGGCAGTATTCTGGTTCAAGTCGATGGTCTACTACGACCACGAGATGGTTCTGGATCATGTGGAGGCAGACTCCCTTGATGAAGCCTACGACGCTGTCTATGTCCTGGACCGGGCTGAGGGCACGCACGTCGAGGTAATTGTTCCGGCTACCGCCGAAGAGGCCGCTGCGTGGGATGCCACCGAACACCACGACTGGGAGCTGTAGTGCTTGAACTGCTATTGGTATCCCTCAGCGTTTTCTTTGCCTGGAATACCATCCGGCCGCTGCTGCCATTCGGCTTCTCTAACCGGCTGTCTCCGGTAGTGGTCGGCGTTATCGCCTGGGCAATCATCATGTACGCGACCCCGGTGCTGCTGATGGCCGGGGCCGCTGCCGGTGCGGCCTGCTTCCTCAGCCTGGTGGCTGGCTGGATGGGCATGCTCCCTCCGCCGCAGCACTGGGACTGGCGGATGTACGTCCCGCAGTTCAGGATTCCCCGCAGGCGCAGCCAGGAGATGGGCATGGCACCGGCCCCGCGAGGGCCGGGCAACCGGATACCGAGACTTGGCGAGTGATACACTCGCTCAGGACACGAAACTAGATCTCAGGAGGGTCACGTATGACAGACAAACCAGGAGTATGGCTGTTCGCAGGGCCGGGCGACTCGACGCAGGCCAACACGGACGCCCTGCTCGGACAATTCGTTCCGCAGGAGATCGACTATATCGTTATCCCCGAGAAAATCGCGCGGTCCCAGAAGGGGCTGATGACGGTCTGGAACTGGCTCGCCCAGGAGTTCGATGAATCTTCCATCGACCGGGTGCCCGACATCGGTGCCGCGCTCAGGGAAGCTGCTGCTGCCAGCGGTGCGACCCTCGTGCTTCTCTGGGGCGAGGACGGCAACCAGGAGTGCCGAGACCTGCTAGCCCTGGCCACCGAGCTGAGTGTCCCGGTCAAGGATCTGACTGACGGCATGGATGACCTGGAGTTCGCGTCCGATGAGCCCGGCCCGCCAGCACCTGACCCCGAGCCTGAGGTTCCCGCTCGCCGCGCAGGACGTGGCACCCGCCGCTCTGCTGCGGCCGAGCCTGCCGCGCCCGCAGAGACAGCCCCAGAGCCACCTGAGGTGCCTGCCGCGCCCGCACGTCGGGGCCGTCCGCGCAACGTGGTGGACAAGGAACCGCTGACGGACGAGGCGAAGGACAAGCTGGGCGAGGCGGCCAGCGGTGCCGTGGTCGCTGACAACATCGCGGCCGATGAAGCTGCCGTAGCCGCAAGGGACACCGGCAGCAGCATGCCAGCCACGATCGCGGAGCTGGCTGCGTTCGTTGACGCCCGGCTGTCTCTCCACCTGTTCAACCTGGCGAAGACCCTGGGAGAGCAGCCTGCCCCGGTCAGTGCCGGACGCCCGCGCAAGGACGGCAGTCCCGCGCAGCCCAACGAGCACAAAGACGAGCGCCCGTTCTACACTGACGGCTCTGGGCGCTACCAGCGCCGTGGCCGTGGCAAGGCCCCCGGCTGGGCCGCGCCCGAGGTAGTGTGGCTGAACGCCGAGCA